GGAAGTCAGACCCCGACATGCCCACCCACCCTAACGAGACCTTGGCGGAAGGTTGGGGGTGTGCCGTCTTCTTCTGGGCTGTCTTCGCTGGGGGAGTGGCTGCCCTTGGGGTTGCCGCGTTTCTGGCCAGGGCCTGGCCTTGGTTCGCGTTCGTCGTCGGCTTCGGGCTGGTGTACGCCCTGGCATGCCTTGCTCAGTGGCTGGAAGGGACTCGGTAATGACTAAGGTGGGCAGAGACTTTTTCACGGCATCCCCAGGCAACGGGGGTGTACCTAACCGGGCGGTAGGCTCTACCCCTGAGCTAGCACGTGTGCTGTCTCTGCCCACCAAAAGCCCTCACCCCGCGGATATCGAGGCCTGGTCAGCTTGGGCACGTAAGAGGCCCTACAACGCGAAGGGGGAGCCTAACCGCTTGTTTCAAGCCCAGGCCCAGGCCTTCGCTGACATGGCCCAGGCTGGGGGCCTGTTCGGGTCTATCCCTGTGGGCAACGGTAAGACCCTGATTTCGGCTGTGGCCCCCACGCTGCTAGGTTGGAAGCGTCCCCTACTCCTACAGCCAGCCGCGTTGATTGATAAGACACTCAGAGAATTTGGGAAGCTGTCCGAGGATTGGCACGTCCACCCCGGGATTCAGATTCGCAGCTATGAGCTACTCGGGACAGACGAGGGGGACCGAATCCTAAACCTCATTCACCCTGATGGCATTCTGTGTGATGAGGCCCACTCACTGAAGGACCTCAAGAGCGCCAGAGCGAAGAAGCTTAGACGATGGATGAAGGCCAATCCAGCCACCCCCTGGGTTCTCTTGAGTGGGACCTTTGGGAAGGATGGCCTTAAGGACTTCGCGCATATGTTGCAGTGGGCGCTTAAAGCTGGGGCCCCTGTGCCGATGGAAGTAGATGAGCTAATGGAGTGGTGCAACGCGCTAGACCACAAGGTCAAGTTGGGTGCACGTCAGCCCCTGGGAGGCTTGGTCGCGTTCTCCAACGGGGTACACGATGTCTCAGCAGTCAGGCAGGGATTCCATCATCGCCTAAGGTCCACCCCTGGGGTAGTGTTCGCTGAGCCTGAGACCATCGGCGCATCTATCCTGGTTCAAGAAAAGCTCTGTGAGCCAGGGCCGAACACCACCCGAGCCTTTGAGACGTTGCGCCGAGACTGGGAGACCCCCGACGGGTGGACGCTGGGGAGTCCTATGGAGGTCTGGGCCAAGGCCCGTCAAATGAGTCTTGGATTTTCCTACTACTCTGACCCCAGGCCTGACGATGACTGGCTGTGTGCTCGAAAAGAGTGGGGCCAGTTCGTGCGCTCTATCCTCTCTCACTCGAGGCTGCTAGACTCAGAGGGCCAGGTTAAGCTAGCTGTCCAGTCTGGCACCCTCCCTCACGGGGTCACAGCTCTGGCCAACTGGGAAGCTGCCTGGGCTCGATTCCAGCCGAACCTTAAGGCCTATTGGCTGGACTACCACGCCCTAGAATTCGCGGCCAAGTGGGCTGAGAATCATAAGGGCCTCGTGTTCACAGAGCACACCGAATTCGCGGTAGCCCTGGCCCAGCTCCTCAAGGTGCCCTACTTCGGTGAGGAGGGGTTAGACGCTGAGGGGAGGTCTATTGAGGACTTCAAGGGGGGCGCGTGTGTGGCCTCGATTAACGCTAACAAGCAAGGCCGTAACCTACAGGACAGGTGGAACACCGCGCTAGTCATGGCCCCTATGCCTAATGGGCTCATGTGGGAGCAAATCATAGCGAGGCTACACAGGCCCGGACAGCTAAAGGACTGGGTGCAATTTGACTCTCTGGTCTCCTGTCATGAGCATTACCTAGCACTCCCCCGGGCCATCGATGCCACGAAGGCGGTAAACCGAGACCTCATGGGAGGGCGCCCTAAGCTGCTACTGTCAGACGTAATCCACATTTCGAGGGTGCCGAATACGGCCCCCTTCCACGCAACGAAAAGGAGAGACGACGATGGCTCGATTGACTAAGGATGAGTTGAAGGCTGAACGCCTCCGAGTGATGACCTGTGCCAAGGTCAGGACTGAGACGGTCTTCGCGTGCGGGGGGCCCAGTCAGGTCAAGGTTACGAACCATGGGGGAGCCGTCTCTGTCATGGTGGAAGACCTGACGCTAGCCGGCCCAGTGCCCCGGGCTGGAAGTGAGGTAAAGCTCCCCAAAGGGGTAGACCCCGAAGACGTTGTGTTGGCCCTCTGGGAGTCAGAGACTCAACGGTCATTGGAGGCGAGCAAGTAACATGGGACTACCTGAGCTGTTCCAATGCGACGACTGCGAAGAGGTCACAGAAGCCGATGACCTTGACGTGGGAGACGATGACGAAATCCAGTGCCCCCACTGTGGGGGCCAGGTCACTCAAATCCTAGGAGACGACGAAGACGACGACGAAGACGACGAAGAAGACGACGAAGAAGACGACGAAGAAGACGACGAAGACGACGAAGAGGAGCAAGAGACCACATGAACCAACCTCCCCCCTACGTGCCTGGTCCTCCCCAGGGTCCCCCGGCCGGCTACCCCGCGGCCCCTCAGCAGGGCGCACCCCCGGGCTACCCCGCGGCCCCTCAGCAGGGCGCACCCCCGGGCTACCCCGCGGCCCCTCAGCAGGGCTACTATCAGCCTCCCGCATCTACCGCTGTCCCGGCTGACGCGCGGGCCATGTTCGCAGGGGCCAATGAGGCTAAGGCCACCTTCGCGAAAAACTACCTGAACACAGAGACTGTCACGGGCCCCGACGGTAAGCCCGCTGTGGTCCCCTCCCCTGGGGATTACGTGCTAGAGCTGGCCCAAATGGAGGCCCTCAATATCCCGGCTGTCCCGGGGCAACAGAGCTACTCGGGGCCAGCGGTTAGCTTGACCTTCAAGGTCTTGGCTTCGTCGAACCCCGCGCACCCCGCGGGCCAAGAACGAAGCCTCTTCCTCAAGATGGAGCCGAAGCGGATTCAGAACACTCTGAATTCGCTGCGTAACCTGGTAGTCAGCTTGTGTGGGTGGGATGAGTCCCGGGATGCTCAGGCTATCGCAGCTTGGCTAGGCCAGCGTCCGAACATGCTACAGGAAACGCTGGTGGCCATGGCCGAAAATAAGGACACCCTCGGGGGGTTCAAGGGCAGACAGTGCCAGGCCACAGTCAGGGCAGCGGTAGCGAAAAACAGCGGCAACGCGTACGGAAGGGTTGCGTTCAGGCCAATGGCTTGACGCACCTGGCCCCCCTAACCGGGGGTCTCTGCTCTGGTGGTGGAATGGCAGACACAGCGGATTTAGGTTCCGCCGCTGCAAGGCGTGAGGGTTCGAATCCCTCCCAGAGCACCCCACAACCCCAACCCTAGGAGTAAGTCAAATGTCTAAATCGCCTATCCCCCCTGTCCCGGGTGACCACGATAACCGAGTCCAGAGAATCCCTGGTAAGGGCTACCGGATTCGAGGGGTCCCCCTCACTGCCAGCTTTGACCCCTTCCGGCCGGGCCGCTTTGACCACACGGTCAAAAACGCCCCTTATGGGGTGAGTGACGGCGAAGGCGGAATCCTACCTAGCCGCTGAGAGGGCCTCCCATGCTCATACGTAGGACATTCGACACTGAAACTTATAGGTTCCGTGACGGGGTCAAAGCCCCTGAGCTGGTGTGCGTCTCCCTCAAAGAAGACGGGGGTCCGAGTCAGCTCTACCACTGGTCAGAAAGTGAGAGTGTCCTACGTAGGATTTGGGGGCCTGACTCCCTCGTTGTAGGGCAGTATGTGGCCTATGACGCGTGCGTCACTGTGGCCAACTTCCCAGACCTGACCCCGATGGTCTGGGCTGCTTACTCAGAGGGCAGGGTCACAGACACCAAGATTAGGGAACAGCTCCTAGACATTCAAAAGGGCCACTTCGACGGCTACTTTGACGAACATGAAAAGTACCGAGTACCTCAGTACAGCCTGGCCCACCTTATGTGGAAGTACGCGCGGATAAACCGCTTCGGGTCCAAAGGGAAGAAGGGCCCAGAAGAGACTGAGGAAGACGAAGACGAGGGGGCCAAAGACGCAATCAAAGAGGGTGAGGCAGAGGGGGACGTGTGGCGCTTGCGCTACCACGAATTGCACCACCTACCCCTTAAGCTCTGGCCCCCTGAGGCTGTAGCCTACCCGCTCCAAGACGTAGACGATACCGACCTGGTCTACCTGGCCCAAGAGGGCGAAGGGGCTGGCAGCATCGCGCACCAATGGGCCAAAGCCCGCGTTGACTTCGCTCTAACCCTCGCGTCTAACTGGGGCCTACGTACTGACGCGGCTACGGTTGACCGGATTCGGCTCGTGACTGAGCAACGTATCCAAGAGTTGAGGGACCGTCTTAAACGGTATGGCTTCGTCCGGTCGGATAAGCGCCAGTCTAAGGACACCAAGCGTGTCCAGCAATTCATCATGGACTTGGAAGTTGACCGCGTCAGAAGCGAGGGCACCCCCTGGCATGAGTCAGCCCCTCGATTCAAGACCACACCGAAGAAGACCCAGGTATTCAACGAAGAGAGGGCCAAGGCCGGGCTACCCCCGGCCCAGTGGTGGGAGCTGCCTATTGAGTGTATCAGCCTTAGCTCTGGCTCCCTGAAAGACCTGGTAGATGACTGCCTAGTAGAGGGCCCCGATGGCCAGGTAGATAACCCCCTCCAAGACTACAGTGATTTGGGGGAGACCCTCCCAGTCCTGACTAAGGACCTCAAAGCCCTACAAGGTGGAACCCTACTACCTATCCACACTTCGTGGTCAATGGCCATCACAGACCGTATAAGGTCTAAGAAGCCAAACGTACAGAACTGGCGAGTATACCCCGGCATACGTGAGGCCTTCGTGCCACGCGAAGGGTATGTGTTCCTGCAAGCGGACTATGGGGGTCTTGAGCTTAGCACTCTGGGGGAGGTCTGTAGGCAGGTGGTGGGGTTCTCCCGGCTGGCTGACCTAATCCGAGAAGGGCTTGACCCGCACCTCATGGTTGCCGCCACCTTCGCAGGCTGTACGTATGAGGAGGCCTATGCGCGTCACAAGCAAAAAGACCCCCATATCAAAGAGTTACGCGATATGTCAAAGGCCTATAACTTCGGTCTACCTGGTGGCCTGGGTGACGCGAAGTTTAGGCTCTGGGCTAAGGCCTCTTACGGGGTAGATATCCCAATGGAGAAGGTGGCCCACTATCGCAGCCTGTGGCTTGGGACCCTCCCGGAAATGCCCCAATACTTCGCCTATATCCGTTCGCTGAGAGTGACCAAGACTAAGCGAGGTGGGGACTTCGCGTTTAGTGAGGTCCACACTGGTAGGCGCAGGTCAGGGGTCAGGTATACCGAGGCATGCAATGGGCATTTTCAGTCACTTGGAGCGGCTGCCACCCAAGCGGCTTTCTTCGCTGTGAGCCTCGAGTGCTACAACGTCCCCACCAGCCCGCTCTATGGGTGTCGTCCGGTCAATTACATCCATGACGAATTCATCCTAGAGGCACCCCGAGCCCAAGCGGCTGACGCGGCCCAACGGCTGGAATTCGTCATGAACCAGGCTGTGATTCCCTACATGCCTTATGCTCCCCCGAAGGCTCCCCCGGTCCTGATGGAGCGTTGGAGCAAGCTGGCTCACGAGGTCTTCGACGCGTCCGGGAAGCTGATACCGTGGGACCTAAACGTCTGTGACTGCAAATCGTGCTCTCAGGGTCGAAAGGACCTTGACGCTCAGGGCCTCCTAGTTTAGAGTCTCCTCACCCACTCCACAGGAGAATTCAAAATGTTCGACACGACCCAGACCGAAGCCGCTACCGCCGAGACCCTAGCCCCGAAGCGCCGGGGCAAGCAGAAGGAGCCTATCCCGGCCTTCTACTCCCAGGCTCACGAGGCCTACTTCGCGCTTCCTTCCGAGGGGCGTAAGAGCCTGGGTCTCAGCGTGGCCAACCGCCAGAGGCTGAGCAAAGGCCTCCTCCCTGAGGGTCTGGGCATGGTCCAACTGGCGTGCGCGGGCCTGAGCATCGCGAGCTTTGCGAGCGCGGGCCAGCGTCCCACCTCCCAGGGCTCCCCGCTGCGCGGCACGGCCAGCGGCCCGAAGGTCTCGGTATTCGAATCCTCGCCAGTCGGCCAGGCCATTCGGGTCTATATGCCCAACGCGACTATTAAGCGCGTGGCCGAAATCCTCGGGGCCACCCCGGGCGAGACCATGCCGCACCTCAAGGGGGAGACCACCCCGAGCCTGGCTCAGGTGCGCCGGGCCGCCGCGGCTGGCATTCCTGACACGGTTTGGGCTGAGGTGCCCGAAGCCCAGGCGAAGGCCGCGGAGCGCAAGGCGAAGGCCAAGGCGAAGGCCGAAGCGAAGAAGGCCCAGGCCCAGGCCCAGGCTCAGGTGTGACGTGAGGGGCCAGACCCCTGGCCCGCGAAGGGGCCCCAGGTTTTTAGGCCTGGGGCCCTTCTTCGTTCGTCGGCCCCAACCCCCGAGAGGGATAGCGCGCGCGGCCCTGGCCCTGGGCCGGGGTGGGCATCACTGGTCAGCGTGGCGAGAGACAGGGAGCAACAGACAGCTAACGCTGTTCCTCTCGTATTACCATGCCTGGGCCCGGACCCTATCGACTGGGCACGTACGCAAGCGCAAAGGGGTCTCGGCTGACGAGGCTTACCAAGATGCGCTTGTAGGCCTGTGGAAGGCTGCTACCAAGTGGGACCCCCTTAAGGCCAGCTTTACCCACTACTCCAAGTTTTGGGTAGTGCGCGAAATGCAGAGAGCCAGGGAGCTGGAAGACAACTTCGCACGTGTCGTGGCCCCTGGGGTAGAGCCTCCCCCGGCATCAGTAGACCATGAAGGGGAGGCCATCCGGCTGGCCAGTGAAGACCTAATGGAGCTGTACGACGACTATGGGTTTAGCCCCCAGGTCAGGGCCGCATGCGATGCCGTGCTCTCTGGCCACTCCCTTGGGCGCGCGTGTCAGTTGACCGGGATGGATGCTCGCACCCTTAAGAAGGCCTTAGAGGTCTTACGGGAGGAGTGGGCCCCATGATGACCCGAGCCCAGCTAGATATCGTCCTATGCCGCAAGTCGTTCCCTGACTTCGTGCGGCTGGCCTGGCCTCACTACACACGACGGAATAACTACACCCCCTCCAAGGGTTTTGAAGTGGTGGCCAGGGCCCTCCAAGAGGCCTACGAGAGTCACGGTACCACCCTCCTAAATCTCCCCCCGGGCTTCGGTAAGTCGTCCCTCCTGTCCCTCTGGCAAGTCTGGGTTTGGACCCTTGACCCAGCCCATGCGTTTTTCTTTGGGAGCTACTCCGGGTCAGAGCTAGGCAAGCGAGAGGCTGGCAAGATTGTAGGCCTGGTGTCTACTGACTGGTTTCGTCAGAGGTGGCCCCAGGTGTCTTTCGTTGACCGCAAGCATAAGGCAGAAGCTGACCCAGGGGTCAAGGTGCTGTTTACCTCAGCGGGTGGCGTACGTTTCTCGGGCACCCCCTTAACTGGCGTAACTGGCGAGCACTTCGACACTCAGATTTATGATGACATGCACAAGGCCCACGACCCCCGAATTGAGGAGGTGGACCGTATGCTAACTGAGACGATGCCCACCCGTTGGCGTGGCCCACGTAGGACCGTCTCAGCGTCTCAGCGTATCTGTGTGGGGGACGTTACGGACGTGCTCTCACGTATCAACCCCGAGGCCCGTAAGATAATCCTCCCCCTCAGGTATGACCCCGAGAAGGCCAGCCCGTACGACTGGCGCCAGACTCGGGGGGAGCTACTAGACCCTGTTCGTGTGACTGAGCTAGACGCGAGGACAATGGAGTCAGCTCTCACCCCATCGGCACGCGCGGCCCAGCTCCAACAGGACCCCACCTCAGGGCAAGGCAAGGTCTGGAAAGAAGACGGCTGGTTAAAACGTATCAAGCGAGCTGACTTGCCCCGCATGTCGGTTGTCATTGACTCATGGGACTTGACGTTTAAGGGCCTGTCTCAATCAAAGAGCGGCAAGGTTGACAAGGTGGCGGGCCAGAAGTGGGGCCGCTCTGGCCCTAACGTCTACCTCATTGGCAGGGTGCCACCCATCGAGCGCGGGCTAATCGATTCCATCCGGATGGTCAACTCTTTCCGCACGTCTGACCCCGAGTACCCCACCCATACCATCCTGATAGAGGACAAGGCCAACGGCCCGGGGGTCATGGACGCCCTACGCCACGACGTGCCGGGTATCGTGGCTATCAACCCTCAGGGTTCCAAGTACGAACGTGGCGAGCTGGCAGCCATGCGGGGTGAGTCCGGTAACGTCTACATCGTGGAAGAGGAGTATGAGTTTACGCTACATCAGTGTAAGGCTTTTCCTCGCATGGCCTTTGATGATGACATGGATGTCATGCATCAGGCAATTAACTACCTACTGAGCACTCATAGGGGATTTGCCTCGGAAGTCTCAGACGACCCTAACGACATGGAAGACGTTAACCGCATGGCCCAGAGGTTGCTGGGAGTAAGGATAGGCGATTATGAGGTGGACTGAGTATGTGACTCAAAGCATGCGCACGCTTAACCCGGCCCTCAAGACGGCTGACCAGGTAGCCAATGCTGCCATGGGTCTAGCTGGGGAAACGGGGGAGGTGTGCGACCTGTATAAGAAACGATGGTTCCACGCTAAGGACGTGGGCCCGAAACTGATAGACGAGCTGGGAGACCTATATTGGTACCTCGCGCTGTTCCACCACTTCGCTAAGCCTGAGGTGGACTTCCTAGAGGTGCCCACCTTTGACCCGCTCGGGGGCACTGGGGAAGGGCGTAGGAGGGTTGAAGCCCTGCTAGCTGAGCTGCTGTATCAGTCCGCTACGTTCATGCTCACGACGGGCATTCACCATAAGACCCGCTCCGCTGTGGTCATGGCTGGGTGTCTTCGGGCTCTCTGTGACGTAGAGGGGCTAGACCCCCGAGAAGTCTTGGGGCGGAACCTGGACAAGCTCAGGGCACGCTGGCCTGATGGCTTCAAGGCTGGTGTCCGATGAAGGGCCGTAAAGAGGAAGACGGTAAGCCTGACACTGGATACCTAGTGGACCTCTACCCAGCCCTTCAAGAGGTGCTTAAGGTGCTGAGCCATGGGGCCAAAAAATACGGCCGCTCCAACTGGCGGAAGGTGTCGGCTGTCAAGTACCGCAAGGCTCTTATCCGCCACTCCCTCACACGAGGGAGGGACGAAGAGACTGGGATAGACCACCTGGCCCATGCCGCGGCTGACGCGCTGTTGGCCCTACAGGTCAAGCTGAATTCCAAGGCACGGCCGAAGGGCTACGTCGCTAGCCTTACCCTAAACGGGGTGACCTGGAAGATGGACGGAGTTAAACGAGAAATCATCAAAGAGGAGTAAGAGCCGTGAACCCCATCGTTGCATCTATGCTAGCCATCGCAGCCCCGGCCCTGACAGAAGGACCCTATAACTCAGGGATGGGGACTGATGGAGTACTAACGCTAGGGCTCAAAGACGTAGCCATATCGGAAGATGAGGCCCTAGAAAGGGCCATTCGTAAGCACGCCCCTGGTGCCAATAGACACCAGAGGCGCGCCCTCAAGACATTGGCTAAGAAGGCTAAGAGGAAGGCAGCAAAGGGATAGCCACACAGCGGCATAGGATGGGCTCCCCTGGGTGTCCGTCTTCAGGGGGGTCATCCCAACTAAACTCCACTCCCTCCCTATCCGCGTGTTCCTCTCTGACCCGTTCGTCCTGAGACGTTGACCAGATATAGCCCGTGATTCCAGCCTCTTCCTGTTGCACCCTGATAAGGTCTGCGTTCAGGGTCAGGGTCTGGTCACGGGCTATACGCTCTGCGTTGTATTCCCCCACGCTGACGCGTTCAGCTATGAGGGGTGCGATTTCTTCCCATCGCTTACCCTGTGTCTCTTCTAGCACCTGGCTAATCTGTTGGTGCAACGTTTGAGCGGCTGTCTTGATTAGCGAGACGTTCTCTTTACGGGCTGCTTTCGCTGCTGCCACCATGCGTTTAGCTGCCAGTGGGCCCAGCTTGGGAGACAGGCTGACCCCCAGGCCAGAGAGTGCTTTCGTGCCCCCCTTCTCTACCTGCCCAGCCATCAGGTCAAATGCGTGCTGGGTGGCCTGCTGTGCCTTCGCGAGCATCCCCCCGACGGGCCGAAGTTTCGCGTCAGCTCGAGCTGAGTCCGCGCGCGCCCGGGCCACCTCCTCAGCGCTCTTTGCGAGCGCGCGACCGATGCCCCTGAGCACCCCGCGAAGGGCCTGTGCATAGGCCTCCTCAGCCCGTCGTGAGGGCCTGAGCGCGCGGGCAAGCTGACGCACCCCGGGCGGTAGGCGTCGACGCTTCACGGGACCTCAGGGGGTTCGGGTTTCGCAGGGGGCCCGGGGGCCTTCGGAGCCTCAGGTTTCGCTGGGGCCTCTGGCTTGGTCGGTTCCACTGTGACCCCAGTGGGTTGGGTGGGGCTGGCAGTGGGGAACATGGCCATAATCTCAGCGGCTGTCTTTGCCCTCTGAAACTCGCGGAACGCTGCCACTGTCCAGTCAAGATACTTGGCCATTTCCCCAGTGTACAGGGGTAGGCCCTCCCTCTCTAGCGCGTGCCTGACTAGCACGATTTCCGCGTTATCTGTGCTAGTGAGGAGTGCCCTGCCTTGCTGGGCCGGGGGTGCCCCATCTTCGGTGTCCTTCTCCAAGTCCTTCGGCTCCTCTTCGTCAGTGTCAGGGATATCCAACCCAGCCCCCTCTTTGCTAAGGTCAGCCTCCAACGCAGCCACGTCTAGGACCGTGTAGATATCCCCACCCTTAGCCAGTGCCAGCCGGGCCTGAGCCATCGTGAGGAGTCCCTCATTCAGGGCAGACACCACTACCTCAGTCCGCGTCTTGGCTGTGCCAGCCTCCTTAGCAGAGTCCTCCTCAGAGAGGGCGTTCCACTCTAGGCCTATCGAGCCAGGCTGGATACCCATGCCCTCAGCCACCACCCGATAGAGCTGTAGGAGCCTGGGCCCCACCTCAGTCACACGATAGGTGTTCACCCGGTTGAGGAACCGCTGGGCGTCATACTCCCCTGTAGCGTTCAGGCCAGCCGGGCTAATCCCGAACAGCTCTGTGATGGGATAGTCTGTGTCCAATGCAATGGCAGACTGTAGCTCTCTCAGCACGTCAGACACCCCAGCCAACGGAGTAGCAGCCCGCTCGAAAGAGTCCTTAGAGTCCAAGAAAATGGACTTCCCACTAGAGCGGTTGAGGTCCAAGAACGCGAGACGTTTTTGCGCGCGGGTGTCGTTCGTGGTAGCGGCCCCCTCAAAAAGGCCATCAATCTTGAAGACACCTTGTGCCACGTCAGACAGCAGGGCAGCCATTGAGCCTAGGCTGTTGCGCCACCGTTGGATAGTGTCGAACGGCTTCACGAAGTAACTTTGACCCCACCCCCTCAGTTGGCGCCGATGACGTAGGGAGACCTCTTCCCCGAAGAACGGGATAACCCTAGAGCTGTGTACCGTATAGGTCTCATCCCCCACCACAGCGTAAAACTCTGGCACAGTCAGGTAGACGTCTTTCGGGTAACAGTCCTGGGCCGACTTGACGCGTAGGCTAGTCAGCTTAGCCCCAGGCCTTCGGGGGGTGGCCAAGTCGGCCACTGTCTCCCCCTCAAAGAACAGGATAATGACAGCCCCTCCCAGAGCGTTAGCCCACGACTGAGCGGAGATAATCGCTTTCTCTACCGTGGGTTCGTTGGGGTGCATGCTGGCTCCAATGTGAGAGACAGACTCTAACACCTTCTGTGTGTTGTCCCCTGTGAGCTGGTAGCCCGGGCGGAAACCTTCAGTCACGACCTTAGAAGCGATGCGGTAGAACAGCGCGTCACCCTCGAAAAGGTCAGTAAAAGTCTCATAGGAGCGGACCCTTACAGCCCTGAATTTTGCGGCTGCTGCCTTGTCCGAAGTAGTCCCCAGCCCGGTACTGAGGTTTACCCAGCCGTCCACCCTTCGGGCTGCCATCAGTAGGGTAGCCAGCTCCTCAGGAGAGAGGGGGGCGAGAGTGGGATTTTTTGCTTTGCCCTGGTCACTCATGTCTAGTCAACCTTTCTACCAGGTAGTATACGGCATGCCTTCTGCTGTGCCTGTGGACACGGTCCGCCGAATCCTGGAAATGCGTTACGTTCAGCGCATGGCCTACCTGGCCATTGCCAGGGCTCTCCCATCAGTGTCTGAAAAAACGGTCTATCGAATCTGTAAGGGGCACACCCACAGTGACGAGCGGGAAGCCTTCCTAGCTAGGGTGCAAAATGCTTAAGCCATGGGGCCGAAGGCCTGGGGAGTCTGATAGGGATTACGCGCTGTTTATCTCCTACCGTGACCAGCCGATACCGAGGGACCTCCGAAGGGTCACCTACGCTAGGACCATCGTACCCAGTCAGGAAGCCGGAGAGCTGGCCAAGGTGTTCGCCTGGGCTGAGAGAGCCCGGGCCTACGATGAGCACATGGCCCACATTCGAGAGGAAGCCCGGGCCGAAGTAGCCAGGTACTCAGCGGCTGAGAGGCAGGCAGCCACAGAGCGGCTAGCGGCTATTAGTGGCCAGTTCGTAGAGAGGGAGCTTCTCAAACTCTTAGCCGCGTCTCTGGCTAACGAGGGGCCAGTCATCAAACCCGAGGCCCTTCTAGCCAAGGTCCCGGACGTCATCAAAAGCCAGCGGCTGCTAGCAGGTGAGACTACCGAGAACACCTCAGGCCCCAACCCATTCGAGGGGCTCTCAGTCGAACAGCTCAGAGCCATTGACGCTATCCTGGCTGAGAAGGAAGGGGGCCTCAAGTGAACCCTATCGAGGTGGCACTAGACCCCGGTAAGCACAGGTGCGGGGTAGCTTGGTATGACTCCCAAGGCTACGTCTGTGACTGGCTGTCTGTGTCCGATGCCATGCTGGCCGTAGCAGGTAAGCGGGGCATCGTCGAATTCCCGAGGGTGCTACCAAGTACCCCCGACCCTGAGGATATCCTCCAACTGGCCAGGGTGGCAGGGAGGGCAGAGCAGGCTATGGCTACCTGCCAGCTAGTCAGGCCCAATGAGTGGAAGGGCTCAGTCAGTAAGGAGCTACACAATCGAAGGGTGTTAGAGAGCCTCGGGGCTATCCACCCTGCCAGCCTCCCACGTATCCAAGCCAGGCTGACGGTGCTAGGGACGAAGGCCCACAACGCGATTGACGCTCTGGGCCTTCTCCTGTATGGGCTCAAACTCACGAACAGCCGGGGGACTCCCTACGTCAAGGCGCCCTGCCAAAGCCCCTGAGGTCACCACCCAGAGGGTACCGAGCGGGGTTGCCACGTCCACCCACCACCATAACCCCAGCGTCCCCCAGGGCTAGCTGTGGATACCCCACAGCCCCGGCATCAGGGATGGAAGAGACGTAGTGCCAGGTCACGCCCCCGTCATGGGTGACGTAGACGGGCCAATAGTTGACGCTGAAAACGTCGGTACGTAGGTAGCCGATGGCCATGATAGAGCCGTTAGCCATGCGCCGAATTTCGTGGGCTGAGAAGTCCCCCAGTCCCGGCCCCGTCACGTCTGAGAGATACTCAGCCTCTACCTGTGTCCAGTTGACCCCGAGGTCTGTGGACGCGTAGACCGTGGTACGGGACCCCCAGGAGACGACCAAGAGGAGACGGCTCGTAATCGTGCACCACTCCACAGCCCAAGTGCAATCGTTGGCAGGGTAGGGGTTGGGGAGGGTTACCGCTGTCCAAGTGGCCCCTGTGTCCGTCGAGTAGACAGCCGCTCGCTTCTGCCCAATCTCCCCCGATAGCAGGATAAAAGAGTTAGCGTCGCTCCCGCACCGGATGAAATGTACTTTCATTAGGTCAGTCAGGACGAAGCCGGCTGTAGTGATGAGGTTGTTTAGGGCGCTTGCTCCGCTTGCAGCTCCCACCACTCCCGCGGTTGTGATGGGGTACACGTCTAGGATGCGAGCCGGGTTAGCAGAGTAGCAGCGGGGGCCGCTGATACCTGCCACCTCAGTGGCGAAGTTGGCAGCATCTACAGACAGCGCTAGGAAGCCTGTGGCTGTGGGGATGGCTTCGACGAAAACAGAGGGGGCGATGGTGACAGCCGCTGAGAACGTCTGACCCTCAGAGTCAAAGATGTAAGAGTTTGGGCTGTCCGTCATTAGGACGTAGCGCCCCGACGCGCACAAGCCACAGGGTAGAAGGTTGCCACCAGCCGCGGGTAGCGTCGTAAACCCGAGGGCTCTACCCCCAGGGGCCACGCGGGCGAAGTCCACCACTCCACCTCCAGAGTAGGCTGAGCGGAAGATGCGCCCCTTATCCGTCACGCATGCCCCCCGAATCGCGTCAGTCTGGCTAGCATAGGCTGTCAGACTCCCCGCTTCTGCCCACCTAGCCACGCTGAGCAAGTCGGCCCGGGCCTCCCCCAGCCTTAACCGGTCGTCCTTAAACAGGGCGTTGAAATATTCCGCGGGTGGGTGAGAGTCCGCTGGGAAGTGGTCCCCAATGGGGTTGACTGCCACAGGGAGCCCGGCCCAATCCTGAGGGCCAGCGGGGTAATTCACTGTGACGTTGCACCACGGGATAGCGGCGACGATAGTAGGCTTGTAGCTCATTAGGAGACCCTCACAGTAGCGAGCGGGTAGCCCATGACGGCTACCGAGTGGATAGACTGAAAGACGTTACCAGCCTTGGGGCTCAGGCTGTGGACTGACTCGAGGGTCCAAGAGGTTGCCCGACTGGCTGAGGTGTAGACCGTGTGAGCTAGCACCCCTGCCAGCCGCATACGTCGAACCCAGCCAGCTACCTCTACCGACCCAGCCCCGAATACCTCAACGGACAGCCTAGCGTTAGGCCACTCTCGATAGGAGTAATCCAGGCCCAAAAGCTCCAAGACGTCTAGGATATCCCCCACCCTTCCCGCACTTCGGCGCGCGCGGATAACGACCCTGAGAGCCAGCCGGTAGGCTGTGTCACTACGGCCCTTGCGGCCCTCTTTCAGTAGGGCCCCGAGCTTGTCCAGGTGCACCCCAGCGGCAACCCCTAGCCACCTCCCAGCAATGAGCGCGAAGAGGGCTGTTTCCAGCTCGACACTCTCAGCCACGAAGGCTTTCAGGATGGCCCTTTTAAACGGGAGCTGGTCAGCCTGGGGAAGGTTCCCCATGGCCTCATCAATCCTGTCAGGGTTGGCGCTTAGCCGGTAGACGCTCATAGCTCACCCGCTGCCACCAGGCTAACCAAGACGTTGACAGAGTTGACGTTGGCAATCTCTCGCCTTGGAATGGTCAGGGACGTAGAGACATCAGACAGGGGCGCGGCCCCGTCCAGTGCGTGAGAGTAGCGAGTCACTTCCACGATTCCAGGGGTGCTAGCCACCACAGGGAAGTAAGCCGAACGTGTGACGTCTAGGCCAGTCTTCCGGCGCGCTACCCCCTTGGCCACGATGGCAGCCTGGATAGCCGCGGCTGTGGCCGTGACCTGGGCAGGGGTGGTCAGGACAGCGGGGTCATACGTCGCAACTAGGTTGAAGTGCACCTGTCTAATTGTGGCCCTACGGTACCGGATTTCGTGGCTGATATTGTCCCTGCCCAAGACCGTCTTGACGATGGGGCCGTTAGTCTTAATTCCTCCCCCCTTCGTCCTGAACAGCACCTCAGCGATGGCCTGGTCTTGGGCCACGAACGGCACAGGCCCGTCATAAATGATGACCTCGATAGAGTGGGGGTCCATCCCGTCTACCACCAGGTCAGAGACGTTTTCCAGACAGGTAGCGGAGCCCGACTGGTAGAACGTGCGCACGTACTCTTGCACGTCGTCGGCTATCGCGTCGACGTAGCCAGAGCCTACGGCTTCAAGCTCCTCTTGCTGTCTGAGGGCTAGGGCTTCGTCACTCTCTTCGTCATCCCCTGTGACCCCGTCACCCGCGTTACCTACCGCGCTCCAACCTACTACCGGGACCGTGATATTCACGAGCTGGCCTGCTAGCACCTCCACTTTGCCGGGCTGTTCTGCGACGAACCAAACCGAGTGAACCCCAGTGGAGGGGGCGGTAAAGCCCGCGGGGTACAGGCTGGCATCGGGAGTGAATTGGACCGTAGGCCTTCCACTTGGGTAGGCCTTCGCGACTCCCGGCAATAGCACAGTGCCCACTGTGAGGGTACACGTAGCTAGCACCCTGGTAGCAGTAGCTGCTAGCCGGCTGGTCCCGGTCAACTGAGTCACCCCGCTAAGAGTGGCCCCCTCTGCGTTGTTTGGGTCTAGCTGAGAGAAGGCCTCTTGGGCCACCTCCCAGGCCTGGGCAATCTCGTTAGCCCCGGCTACCAGCAACCTCCCCACGGGGTCAAGGTCGTCTAGTATCAGAGTGGGGTCAGTGTCCCCCCGGACACTGGCCCGCATCGAGTCCGCAATTTCAGTCAGGGTCTTAGGGGTAAACCCGTTCAAGTCGTAGCCCATTAGAGGGGGCTCCCTTCCACGTAGATTTGACTCTTACGCACTTCAATCACTGAGCCGTCTACACACTTAACAGACCCAGTAAACAAGGCCCTTCGGTCTGAGTTGACCTCTACCGAAAGGTCAGCGAACGCGACACCTGGCACCTCTTCGATATAGGCAGTCAGCAGGGCCCGGGCTGTGCCTAGGTCGGGGTTCTTGACCCCCAAGAGAAAGGGGTAGTAAGGGAAGCCCTTACTCGTGTCAAAGGCCCACTCCCCTTTGCAGAGCTTAAGCGCGTTGGCCACTCGAGTAGCCACCACACGGGCTAGCTCAGTCTCCAAGGTAAAGCGCCTTTCAGTGACCCGCAAGTCACCCGTTGCCGTGTCGATAGCTACCACCTTCATTTGACCCTGACCTTAGCGGCTGTGGCCACAGTAAACGGGGCACTCACTGGGAAGCCAGCCGCGGCTAGCTTGGACTCTATCTCAGTGATTGCCGCTTGGAGTCCTGTAGAGACTACCGGGATAAGGGCCGCACCCCTTCCCAGCCTGACCTGGTCTTGGTCGAATTCCGCCACCCCATCCCCAGTGATATGGCCCAGTGACATGGCCCCTCCCGTTGGGGGGTTGGGTAGGGCCTTGGCGTCAGGGTAAGCGCTTGGCTGGCACCATGCCCCGGACAGCCCATGGGTCTCTGAATCCAGAGGCTCAGCCCCAGAGCCAGCCCCGCGCCATTCGGCTAGCGTGTAGTCTGCAAAGAAGACGTCGACATGGTCACCAGGCTCTAGGTCAAAGGCCATGTAAAACCTGGCCGTGCGGGGGAAGCGGACCTGGATACCAGGCAAGAGGGGGTGGTCAGTGTAGACGGTTTCCCCGTCATCGTTCTCTGTCCGTCGGCGCACAGAGAGCTTCACGTCAGCGGTTTGGGTAGCTCGGTTATAGGCCACCACCTCCCCAGGCAGGTTGACTCGCACTGAGTCTTGAGCGCTCGCGATAGCAGCCCACACCACCTCAATTAGGTCAACGTTCTTGGTCATGACTACACCCTGTCACAGACGATTGAAGAGGTCCATTCGTCCCCCTGAGTGTCCCCCTTGTGACCCAACTCTAGGACACGAAGGGCCGCGTTTAAGAAACGGGAGCGGAGGGACAGCAGGTCACCCACCCTCAGTGTAGGGCGTAGGAGACAGTCAAAGCTAACGTGCTTCTTTGAGTCCACCTTGGGGCTACCAATTAGGCCCGTGTCGTCGCTAATCTCCTCAGCCGTTTTGCGAGCCATACTCTTACCCAAGAGTAGCAGGGACTCCCCTTGGACTGAGGGCCGTAGCCCGTAGCTCTTACAGACCCTTTCGAGCGTAGACATAGCGTTACCACTGAGCACACCTCCCTTGGGGAAGAGGGACGGAAGACTAGCCACCAGGGCCGAAGCTTCGGACAGGTTGCCCTCACCCAGTCCGGTAGCCTTAGCCACCTTCTCCAAGAGGGCCGCGGCTGTGATGCCAGGCTCTACTGTGATGGCTATCTGTGAGGTGCGCATTTCCACCTCTCCATCCCCAGCCTCGATGCGGGTAATCGTGTTCCCCTCTTCGTCTGCCTCTGTCTCAGCCTCCCGGACCTTCCCCTTGAACAGGGTACCTAGGAGGTCCTTATACCCAGCGTCTAGCTGAATAGGCAGCTTGGCGCCCTTGGCCTCAAAGGCTTTACGGGTGGCATCGTTCAGGTTGTAGACTTCCAGGTTAAGCACGTTGGGACTTGAGCTGGCCTTGGCCTTGACCTCAAATTTGAAGTCCAGAGACTCTAGACTAGTGGTCCCAATCACGCACCTGGCCACCCTCCCGAACTGTCTCATTCTCCCGGCTCCAAGTAGGTCAGGACGAAGGCCCCGGCTTGGGGGTCATTCGGGTCAACGTCTCCCAGGTCCCCCATCCCTGGGGCGTCAGTCCTCGGGGCCCGGGCCGTCAGGACCAGAGAGCCCTTAGGCCTCTTCGCAGACGAGCACCCCCGTAGCAGGTTGCGGCCTGGCAGCAGCTTACGGCCCTTGACTATCACAGTCCCATCACTGGCTGTGATGGTCACGAAGAACCTGTCAGCCCTCTGGTTATACTGATAGGACAGAGTGAACACCTCACCTGTCAGCGTGTGGGTGCTCTCAGCGAACGACTCATTAAAGGTCTTAAGTGGCGTCATTTGAGGAAGCCCTTAACGATTTTGGACAGGAGGCTCTTACGCTCCTCAGCGCTTAGGCTGGCCTCCCCAGGGTCCCCCTTGGGGGACTTGACCTCAGCCCTCTTGACCCTAACCACGGGAGCCGGAACGGTCTTGGTGTCTACGATGCGCACCCTGCTAAACTCTAGGTCAAGCTCCAACCCAGACCCGCTTTTGCTCTTATCGAACGTCAGTGACTCGATAACACAGTCAGTGTAAAGCGCCATGGGGGTTAGGACCTTCAAGACCTTCGCGTCAAGCCTGAGACCTTCTAGCGTTTCGTACAGCTCTATACGACGGTCCACCTTCCCAGTGTCCACCTTCCTACCCGCGTAGGAGACATCTAAGAGTTTGGCGTCAAACTTAGAGGAAACGATGGTGTACTCTGGCCCCTCTTCCCCGAAGATGAGACCCCCAATCGCGTCAACCGCTGCCACTGCCAGACCACCCGGGGTGAGACCCGGGGGCCGTTGGTACTTCTCTGCCACGACGTCTAGCGAGCTGGCCGACTGGACACGTATCGGGACAGGCAGAGCGACGCTCTTAGGTGTGCCTGGCCGTAGAGGGGTGTTACTAACTAGGACCGTCAACCCAGGCACAGCCGGCTCTGGCCTGACGTGGTCTGTGATGGCAGCCCCCCTTTGCACCCCAAACTTCGTGACCTTAGAGGTGCTCTTATTCCGGTAGGCCTTGACCACCTCGAATGTCAGAGACGTAGAGTCATCATCCCAAATGAGGGTTGCACCCATAAGTCACTTCCTTACAGAGGCAGCGGCTGCCTTAAGAGCGACGTCGTTAAAACCTTTGCCCACTGCCTCAGAGACAGCGGCCCCTGTCTGGTCGTTAGTCGCGGCACCCTCCACAGTGATATTAGCTGAGATAGTCTGAGTCACTTGGTTAGGAGCCACAGTCTCCCCCCGTCTCACAGCGTCCACTGGCACCCTGATAGCCTGGGCCTTCTGGGTGAGGTCAGAGTTAGCCAGGGCTCCCGGCGCTTGAAGGGCTGCCACCTGAGCCACGCCCCCTTTGATTCGGTCGACACCCGCCGAGAACGCGGCCCGGGCTTGGTCCGTTCCGGCCCCCTCTTGGAACAGGGTTGGGGTCTGTCCTGACGCAAGCTGCTTAGCAAACTCCCCAGGGCTCTTAATCCTCCCTGCCAGGTCTGACGCTGCCTGGGCAACCTTCACGAAGTTGGCAAAGATTCGGGCCGCTTCTCCCACCACCCGGACCACGACCACGAAGCGCTCAATCAAGAAGGTTAGGGAGCCCTGGGCTAGGTCCTTAACGGTCTGGTCTACACTCTCTAGGCCCACCTCTTGAAGGGCTGCGTTTAGTTCGTCCCAAGCCCCTTTCAACTCAGCCACGAAGACCGCGCTAGCCCCGATTCCGAACAGGTCATCTAGCACCTTCCCGATGGTAGACTCACCCCCAGACATGAGGGTGAAGAGGTCATCAAACAGGAGGTAGAGGGCAGCCACAGCCGCGACTGTAAGAGCCCCACCAACCCCGATACCCAACAGCCCCTTAGCCACGTCAGCAGCGGAGGTGCCAGGACCTTTCAGGGCCGCATAGGCCCGGGCCAACTGAGCCAACCTCAGGACCAGGAACCCCACACCCGCGGTACCGAGGGCGATGGTTGCCGTCTTGAGGGCGTTCGTCTCTTTCAGGACAGCTGCCCCGCTCTTAGCCCACTTGACCAGCATGGTGACCAGGCGGCTGACATAGGGCAGGGCTACAGAGGCAATCTGAATGCCCACTCCCTTCACGCCCACCTTGATACGGTCTAGGTCGTCTCCTACGTCATCGGCTGCCTTAACGAAGTCTTCGGACATGAGTCCGCCCAAGTCGTCTAGCTCGTCTCCCAGCCGCTCCAACGCTTCGCCACCCTGCTTAAACGCAGGGATGAGCGCGGCCCCTTGTTTGCCAAATGCCTTGGTCAGGAATGCCGCGGCTTCGGCTTCGGACCCAGCCCCCTTAACCTTATCAGCTAGCTGACTGACAATGTCACTCAGTGGCTTAGCCTTCTTATCCGCTGTCTGGAATTCTACGCCAAGCTCCCTGAAAACTTTGGCACTCTCGCCCCCTCCAACCGCGTCACCCAAGACACGTGAGAGCTTGCCAAGGGAAGCCGCGGCCCCCTCCCCCTCTACACCGCTGAGCCCCACAGCATAGGAGAACCGTTGCAGGTATTCGGCACTGACTCCCAGCTTCTCCGATTGGTCATTCAGCTTGCCCGCTTCCCCGATGATTTCCGTGAACTGGCCTGCTAGCCTCTGTGCCCCTTGCACTGAGAAGAAGCTCAGCAAGGCCTCTTTCGCGAAGTCCGTCACCTGGGCCAGGCCAGCCATGGGAGCGCTGTCTACGTCGACGCTCAGGGCCTTTCCGCCCACCTGGCCCAGGGAGCCAGCCACCCGAGCGGCTAGCCCTTGAATGCGACCTAGGGCGCCCTCAGCCGCTACTACCTGGCTGAGGTCCACCCCGATTCCAAACTCACTCAGCAGCTCACGAATGGCCATCGTCTTGGGGCTCCGTTGGTGTAGTGGCTAGCCGCTCCGCTTCCTCTACCACGTCTAAGAATTCGTGAGTCTCTATCAAGTCTGCTAGTGTCCAATACCGCCTAAGCTCCTCACGAGTCACGGTAAGCCTGTGGCTCGTGAGGATACGCCCAATCTCCCAACGCAGCCCCGGCCTTACCGTGACTGTGACGGTTCCGGGGCTAGCAGCTTCCTTAGGGCGGTAGCGAAAAAATCCGCATAGTTCAGCCGAAGGCAGAGCGATAGCCACTCCCCCAGAGCTGGCAGATTCCCAGCGAAGACCGCGTTAAAACGGTCCTCGTCTTCCAGGGATTCGGGCAGGTCCCCCCGCATGAGGAACGACCTGCCCGCGAAGGCCTTGGCCAGGATGCGCACCTGGCCCTTCGCCTCGGGGCTCAGGAGGGCCTTGGCGATGCCCTCGAGTAGCCCCCCGGCGCTAGCAGCGAACGCCCCAGCAAGGGCCGCGGCGCGTGCCTCCTCAGCCTCGGGAGCTTCGGTCGCCGCGCTCCCCAGCTCAGCCCCGAGGGACCGGGCCAAGGGCGCGGCTAGGAGCATGACCACAGGCACCAACTCGAGGGCATCAAGAGCTAGGAGGGGGTGGACCTTTAGAGTCCGCTCCCCCACCCGAAACGTGACTGACTGGTCAGCAGCCATCAGTTACCCCCCACGAAGGACTCTAGTTTATCCGTCCGAATCTTCCACGAACGGGGGGTAGTCTTCTGGCTGAACGCGAAGGACTTGGGGACCCCAGTAAGGAACGCGCTCTTAGCGATGCACTTGGTGGTGCCCTTCGTGTCAGTGAGCGCGAAGGGGAAGATACCGGCCCCGTCCGGGCCATCCGCTAGGACGATGGCACTGAGGAACGCGTTAGCGTCAGACGAGGACATGAAGGTCAAGGTCACAGTCGCGGCCTTGTTATTGTTATCTACCCTGGTACCTTCCCCGTCGGCTCCCATTTCGAGGTCATACTGTTCCTCGTCGTACTCGATTTCCACGGGGTTATCCTTCACGAGCTGGCTCTTAACCGGGATGCCACCCACCAGGATGATGACGTTACGTAGGCTATAGTTCTTCATCGTCTGTCACCTTTCAGAGGAGGGCCACCACTTCGATTTCGGCACCATGGATGCCACCTGCTAGGGTGGCCCTACCCCTGAGCGCGGGGAAGTGCCGACCAGCTACCAGGCTGGCATTATCCCGCTTCACTTCCTCCACAGTGGGCGCGATGATTTGAATGGGGACGTCTTCAGTCCAACCCCCAGAGGTCACGCCCCGACCCATGGACACCTCTAGGGCAGTCATGAGCACGTTGCGCCCTGTGGAGTCATAAGACAGCTTCCCGGGCTGATTACTAATGGCCTCAAAGACGCTAATGGCAGCGTCGTACCCTTGCCACAGGAGGAAACGTCGCTCATCAATCCAGCCCCCATCACAGCGCACGCCCTCCCAGGTAATGGCCTTTTTGAAGACGGGATAGTAAACGTTGCCGTTCTTGCCCCGGACCGTGTCCAGCTCCCCACTGTTCATGGTGGCGGTATCGTCGGACAGGACCCCCACAACTTGCTTGTGAGCGAAGGTCTCCCCACCGGGCGCGAACTGGGCCCCGAGGCGCGCGAAGAGGGCGATACCCCAATAAGAGTGAGTGTCCTTCTGGGAGTAGCCACAGTGGGTGTTCTTATACAGCAGTGCCTTAAGGTCACTGATAGCGTCCGTCGTGACCAGGCTGTCTTTGATTTCCGTGTCATAGAACGTGGGGAAAAAGAGCTTCCCATTGTTCTCTGCGAAGAGGGCCGCAACCTTGGATTCCGCTTCGTTCATGCTCACGAGGTCAAAGCCCGTGAAGTCGGAATCTTCCGCCATGATGGCAGACAGGTCAGCGGCTAGGTTGGCGTGAGCCGTGCCAGTCGACTTGAGGGAGAGCCCGCGCGACCACTGACGAATGCGGGTGACGTTGTTACCCGTAGACGTAATCGTGATGACAGCCCCTGCCACAGTGGCCCCAGCGGTAGGGACGTTCGCGGCAATGAGCGCTTGAATGGCAGCAGCCTCTAGGGCCGGGGTAGACGCGGCTGGAATTACCCGGACCACCTCATAGTCATTGACTTTGAGAAGGTGCTTATCCCCCTCCACAGCCGAAGTGACAGTGATGGTCAGAGTCTGAGCCGGGGTCACAGTGAGACGGCCGACCTTGAGCTTTGCGGGCTTAGGGTCCTGAGCGAAGACGGTGTCAGCAACCACGAAGAGGGCAGCGTCAGCAGACCTCGTAAACCCCAGGTCCTCTAGTCCCTTGGAGCTGGTAACGCTGAGCATGCGGGCCAGACTTCGCGTGTGGTAATACATGACGCACGGGGTCCCGAAGCCCTCACGTGCTAGGGCCCCAGTCTCAGCAGTGACAGTGACCTTCACAACCTCATTAATCGAGCCCATTGGTCAGCCTTTCGCTTTCGGTGCGGGCTTGGTGTCAGCCTCCCGCAAAGAGTTGGTGTATGCCTGGATAGCGGGGAACGCGTGAGGGTTGGCAGCCTCGTAGGAGTAGAAGCTCAGGGTGCGCTTAGTGCCACCCTGGCTAGCGGGGTAGTCAGAGCCATAGCGCCCGATGAAGGACTGAAGGTTGCCCACCTTGAATTCGCCTGGGGGCGCGGCCTTGGCCGTCATGCCCCGGGCGAGCATGTCAGAGCGCCCGTACGTGACTCCGATGGGGGCGTAGTTTTTCGCGCGCACGTCCCCAGCTTCTGCCATGCGCTCCCAGGTCTGTAGCACTGACTCAAACTCCCCAGCATACAGACCTTGCTTTAGCTCAGTCCAATAGGTCTGGGGCATGACCTGGTCAACGAAGGCCCCAAACTCTTCGTAGGGCCATCGCGGATGATAGGGCAGCCAGGCCAGCGGGGCATGAGCGATATACGCGTCCCCCAGCTCTGCCCGCATCTTGCGCCCTAGCTCGACTGCCTGAACGTGGCAGCCCGTCCACTCAATCTCAGCGTCAATGATGACGCCAGAGGCCCCTAGGCCCATGAGGGTAGAGGCGAGCTTGACCTCCCGGTCAATGAACTGGGGCCGCGAGTACCACCAGGGGAGAACCCCTAGGCCCGCGTCTCGCATGACCCCGAACAGAGTGGCCAGCTCGGGGGGAGTGAAGTCTGCCAGCTTGCCATAGTCCCCCACCCGAGGGGCCCACCATGTAATGCCTAGCTCCCGCAACGAAGAGGCCAGCTTGACCAAGCCCTCTTTCGTCTTGGACTCCTTAGGCCGGAAGGCAGACCACATGCCCATCCCGTAGGCTGTCTTATTGTACTGATGCTCAGTCATCGGAATTTCGCTTTCTCCAACGCGTCTACTTCTGCGTTGACCTCTTTGACTGCCTCCTCAGTGAGGAGCGCTTGGGCCTGCTGTGCACCCACCAGCCCGATAGCGAACTGGATCGCTTTGCGGGCGAGGTCCACTCCCTCACCTACCGCCCTGATGGTATCCTCAGCGTTCACGACGCACCCCCCACCTCTTATCCACTTCGGCCCGGCAAGCCTGGCTTTCCTCTTCGGTCTTAGAGACCACCACACACGCCACCTGCTCTTTTCGGTAGAGAGCCTTTGCCTCCTGTGGCGTGACAGGCTTGGGGCACCCTAGCAGGGTGACGGACCACAGGAGTAGGACCGGGATGGAACGTTTAGCGCGCTGCATAGTCTGAGCCCTTGTCGCGAGTGACGGGTGACGGGTGGGAGTGGATAGCAGCCTCAACCCCGATGGTGACTAGCAGGCTCACGATTAAGGGGACAGCTACCGCTGTGATGAGCTTCGGGGCGTTAGCTACCATGATGGTAGTCTTGAGGCTCCGAATGGCGTTTAGAGTCTCAGCGTGGGCCGCTTGGAATTCGGCCCTCGTGACATGCTCACCCCCACTCATGGTGAGGACACCACAGGGGGTTTGACCGGGACAGGGTAGAAACGGTCTAGGACCTGCTGAGTCACGACGCTGGCCACGACGGTAGCGATGATGGCCATAGTTCGCGTGCGAGAGTCTTGCTTGACCTGGGAGGGCAGCTCTTTGCGAAGCTTCTCCAAGTCAGCCCTCAACTCAGCGGTAGCCGCATCCTGGCTGTGGTCGTTAGAGGAGACTTGCCGCACCTCCTGCTTAACCGCGTCTAGCTCGGCCCGTAGAGCCTTCTCCCAGGCCTCCCGAGTAGGAGGCCTATCACTCCCCATCACAGCCCGCATTTCCCCAGAGCGGTAGACCGGGGCCGGGACCGTGACATACGTGTCAGGCCTCCCAGGCACTGGGGTAGTAGGCTCCTCACGAGGGAGGCTCGGGGGTAACACAGCGTCAGTCTTGGGGCTCATGTCTAATCTCCTATAGGGGGTTACCCTCGCTATCTTCCAACGTCACCCCGTCTACGGTTTCGATAACGTCAGAGTGAGCTGTCAGGTCCACCCGCTCCCATGTGGCATTATACCGCTGTTCCGCGATAGCCCGGCCCATGGCCTGGCCGTCTGGCAGGTGGGAAAGGTCAGTCTCTTGGAGCTGGTCCACCAGGCCTAAACCAGAGGCCTCGAGTACCGCCATGGGCGCCTCATCTAGCAGCCCGTTGGACAGCTCCAAGACAGTGTCATAAGCAGACACCTGGGCAGCGTAGGAGCGCACCTCCAAGGTTAGAGTAACATCCCTCTGGTGGTGGACTGTCACGGTCCGCTGATACCCAGACCATGCCTCTCTTCGCTCGTCTTCGATGCCCTCAAAGCGCCGGCTCTTTGCCTGTAAGATGACCAGATAGCCAAGGTCCCCAGCGTCAGGCATAGGCTCACCCTCCCACAGGATGGCAGCCTCAGGGCACCCTAGCACCATGGCGCACGCTTGGCGGAATGCCTCTCTATGTTCGGGTGTCATGACTCTCCTGTGGGGGCTGTGGCTGCCTGGCCGAAGTGGACCTTAAACGCGATGGCCCCTCGTGACTGGCCTGTGTCAATGAGAGGCTTAGAGGAGCCCTTACGGTCAATGGTCGACTGAGCCAGGGCAGGGGGGATGCCGTTGGCTATCCGCTTTTGAATACCACCCACACAGAGCGACCCGAGCCTAGCCCCTGCTACTTTCGCCGTGATAGACCCCTTAGCCACCAGCCGGGCGAGGTCTTTGGAGACTGCCCTTAGCGAAGCCTGTTCGTTGTCAAACCAGTCACGTAGCCAAGACCGCTGAGGGATGACGATGGTAGGGGTGTCGACGTAGCCCGTCACTATCTCAGCCCCGTATTCATGAACGGCCATAATCTCAGCTACGCTGAGGGTGCCCCCACTGTGGACCTCTGAGCCCTTGTCATCATGGAGGCCCACAGTGATACGCATCGAGTTGAACAAGGCTACTTCCCGAGCCACCTGCTTAGGGGTTAGCTTGGGTGGCTTCTTTTTAGCCGCTCGCTTTAACGCTTCCTTAGCCTTAGTGACCAGGTCCTTAGCCAGCTTAGCGGAGGTCTTCCGGCCCGACTTGATAGCGTCACGGCTTAGCCTCTTCCCCAGGGCCTTAACGTTCTTGAGGTCCCGGACTACCACCCTGACCTTACGCTTGATAGCCCTCTTAATCGAGGCCATCAGGGGGGCTCTATGAGGTCAGCTTCAGAGTTGACCACCACCCGCTCAATTGAGACGCTCACTTGCTTAAGCATGCGCTCGAATTGCTGGCCGTAGGTGGTGGACTGATAGCCCTCTTTCTTGGACTCATTACGCACGTTCTGACCCCCGGGCTGTAGGGCCAGGAGGTGGGCCGCCAGATACAGCACCCCGAGCGTGGCCCGGTCTGCCCATACGTCTACCGGGACTTGCATAGCCGCGGCTTCAAGGGCCAGGTCTACACGCTTGTCCGTCGTGAGCTGGAACGTGGGAAACAGCTCCCGAAAGGTGTCTCTGTCAGCTACCACAGCCATTGATTAACCCCATGCCGTAGAGAGCCAGCCAGACCCCTAGAAGGGTCACAGCGAAGAGGGCCAGGATTAGCCCCAGGTCCTTAAGCGCTTCTCCGAAGTCCCACATGGTTAGCCTGCGTTTCTCCACTCACACCATAGACGGTTAAGGTCCATGCTGCTGACAGCCGCATTGGCCCCGTTGTTAATCCACATGACAGGGGCCATGAACGTTGTAACGGCCGGTAGGTTGACCGTCTCAGAGGACACCAGCTCTAGCCCGTCCGACCACCTGGCCAAGCTCATTTCTACCACGTTGTCAACCATGCTAGCGATGGTCACCTGGTACAGCTCTGTAGTGCCGATGGTCCACCCTTCGTCAACGGGGGTGCGGGCTGTGCCGTCTGCCACGTAGCGCCTAATGGTGGTGCTAGTCGTGTTAGCCCCGTAGCCGATGATATTGGTCAGCGTGGAGGGCTCTACGTTCGCGATAAGGGCAGTGCTAGAGCGGAGCCCAACGAAGAACCTGCTAGCCGCTGTGTAGGCGTTAAAGCCGAACGTGGCCCGGAAGAAGAACCCGCCATTACCCGTAGCCGAGTTAAACAGCCTGACAGCGTTAAGGGCGTAGTGAATGCCTACGCTACTCCCAGCCGTTGACGCTGTGGGGATGGTCTGACGTAGGACCTTAGTCCGCGCGTTGGTGGTGGCAGGGGCTGAGCCGCTTACCCAAGTCCCGGTCTTAGTACCTGGGAACCCCATGGTTCCGATGACGTTACCCGCGTTTGGGAACACCCCAGAGAATTGACAGTCGCCCAGGTGGGGCTGGGCACCCACTCCCCCAATAGCTGGGTCGTTCCACCCGAGGCTAACGCGGCTAGCTGAGTAGCTCGCCTTACCTGCCACCTGAACGTCAACCCCCACAGGAGGGTCAACTAGGGCAGCGCCCGGGAGCCTGATACCCCCGTAGGCAGAATCAGCCTCTTCTACCACTGCCACAGAGGTACGGCCCAGGTGCCCAATCTTTCGCCACTCTACCCCATCGTTGAAGTACAATAAGCCCGTAGAGTTGAGGCCCAGGATGACGCCCTTATCCGCCGCATCAAACGTGGGCAGTGCCGCAACGTAGGGGATGCGGGTAGCGCTCAGTAGGTTCCTAACTCCGCTGATTGCCATCAGTCCACCCTTACCCAGTCCTCGGCTAACAGGTCTGTCTGAGAGCAGGTCCAAGGCACTAGAACACCCCCAGAACGAAGGGCCACGAACCTAGCGGCCCATTCCACTTCCACCCCGGCCCCTGTGGAGACTGTCACGCCACTTATGCGGGGCGTTCCGCTACTGCTAGGCCTGTGGTAGGAGAAGCAGGTCCAAGGCACTAGAACACCCCCAGAACGAAGGGCCACGAACCTAGCGGCCCTGACCCCTGATTGGGTGTGGGCCCACTCCCCGGCCCTCACTAACACGAGAGACAGGCCCTTTCCGTTCCACCCCTGACGCGCTACCGAGCCCCCAGCATTCAGGACCTCTAGGGCCCATCCCATGCCTTGGGTCACGCGAGCACCACCACCCGGATAGCGCTAGCCGCTGGGGCATTCAGGAAGTTGAGACGAACGGTAGTGGTGTTAAGCGCCGTCCATTCCACTTCCACCCCGGCCCCTGTGGAGACTAGGAAACATTGGACGTGCACGTCAGTCGTTCCCAAAGAGTGGGTCACGTCAATCTGAGTGAGGGCCCCGTTACCCACAGACTGAGAGTACTTCTTTACTCGACCTGTCCAGCTCGTGAGGGTGGCAGGGGTGACAGCGCGTAGAGCGTCAGCCCCGGTATTGACCTCCGCTTGGGTGGCCAGCTCGATTAGACCGGCCGTCGTCTCACTCGCATTGGGGGCGCCAGAGGCGAGGTTAGCAAACGCGAGGGTTGAGCCGATAACGGGGTTCTGGGTAGTGAGGTACCAACGCGTAGCCGCGTTGGCAGTGCCCTCCTCTACCGGGATGACGGCCCCCTCAATCTCAGCGCTTGCGTCAAAGTCTGTTGCCCGCGTGAGGGCAACCGCGGCCCCGTTGTAAATCCACACCCCGTTTTCACTGGGGGTGGTCTGGTCCTTCAAGAGGATACGGTCATTGGCTGTGAGGCTCACCCCGTCATGGGTAGCGCCGGGGCTGGCCGTATTCACGTTGGCTGTGCTCGCCACCCGCACGGCATCCTTCCATGCCATGTTGCTGATAGCCGTAGCGATGGCCGTATCCACGTACCCCTTAGGGGCCGCGTCACCTGAGAGGGTGGGGGTAGGCAGATTTTCAATCTTGCCGTCTGTCAGGTCGAGAGTGCTTAGAACCTTCTTAGCCATGTCTGCCCTCTAGGTGGGTGCGTTAATAGTTGGCCGTCTCTCCGACCTGTCACGCCACTTATGCGGGGCGTTCCGCTACTGCTAGGCCTGTGGTAGGAGAAGACCCCGGGCCTAGGAGAACCGAGCCCTCCCAGCGAAGGGTAGGGAGAATGAGATAGTGCAAGTCGTGTCGTCCATGTGGCTTACTTCGGCTTCCACTTCTAGACCCCCTAGGCTCGTGACTGAAACGTCCGGGCGAAAGCCTAGGTTGTGATTCACGACCCATGCCGTGGAGGGGGAGGCCTGAACATGGTTGTACCCTGACCCAGCCGCACCAGGTGGGCCTGGGGGACCAGCCGGCCCAGTGCGTGGGAGTAGTGCCAGCTCCCGAGGGCGTGAGCCGTCTATCAGGTCAACCCCCTTGGGCTGGCCAGCGTCCACCAATCGAATAGGCCGGCTGACGTCCCTAAGGCGCATGGGTCATGGGTTGGGAGTGATGGGGGCTTCAAGTTGGAAGCGCTGAGTCTGGGAGTAGACCACCACCCCGAGGGGGTCAGTGATTCTCACGTCATGCTGCCACTCACCCAGAACCATGGTCCGGGTGGTGGCGCTAGGCACTGAGACCTCAAACGCACCGTTAGGCGCGTCAGTGACCACCACAGCGCAAATGACTGTGGTGGTCCCTTTGGAGACGGCTGACGTAATAACCCACCCAGTGAGGTTAACGGGTGAGCCGTCATCCTCACTGAGAGAGTAGCTACGTAGGAACGTCTCCCCCGCTTTCACGAGATAGTTCCGTCCATGTAGGCGAAGGCCAGAGGCTCCTCTACGTGCACACCACCCACGCGGGAGTGACACGGGACCACCATGGTCAGGCCCTGAGCCTGAGGGGCTAGCTGGGTGAAGAATTCGGGGGTCTGGCTGGCAGCCACCCGAACGTCCTTCGTGTAGAGCATGACACGGTCAGTGCTACCCGCTGCCATCGTGTCGAACGAAGGCACATGGATAAGCTCTTTCAGGCCCATGGGCCCATAGCTGGCTAGCAGCAGCTCCCAGATAGAGCGGTAGATACCGCCCCCCATGTCGAGCGGCTTCGTGATAGCGAGCATAGCCCGCGTACCGACGGCGAAGGTCGTGGGCTTGCGCTTGCCCTTCGTGTCACCCACGACCTTTTCCCACATGGCCGTAAAGTCACGTAGGATGACGGCGAAGGTCACAGCCGCGTTATTCCAGGTGACGCCCACCTTGGCCACAGCCCGGGCCGTGATGACCCCGTTAGCCGCGCTAAAGAGGCCATTGACCCCGCTAGCCGCGTCTCCCGTTAGCTGGCACGTCTCGAGTAGCTCAGCGTGCGCCCGCTTACACGCTTCAGCCAGCTTAGTGTCCAACGGAAGGCCCGTTTTCGCAGCCACGCGCGCATCCTGAAGAGTCCAGATATACGCGTTAGCGAGGCTGCGAATCGGGTAGCTACGCTCACCCCCTCCGTAGCTGGCCGTGGGGAGCTTGTTATCCCAGTTGGCGATAATTTTCGCCTCTGCCTTCCCCTCCATGTGACGCATGCGGTAGCTCTCATCCGCCACGTCAGCCGGGGGGTCAGGGAGAAAGAGCTGGTTCGCGTTCAGCTCTACGAATTCCGTCTCATAGAGCGTAGCTACCGCGTGCTCCAACTCGCGAGAGAAGACGGCCGTTTCGTTCGCGTCCATACGCAGCTTGGCACAGGCCTCTTTTACCGCGCTGTCCCACTGCTCTAGCTGATACTCATCCATTGCTGTGACCCTCAGGGAAGCGCCGGACCTTCACCCGGCAAGTTGAAATCCACATAGGCCACGTTTTGGGCCCCGATGACTGCCACCTTGTGCACGACGCTCTGAGCCACTCCCGGATAAGCAGCCCCCGGGGTTAGGGCCGCGTCAGCCAGAACCCACATACGGCCCTTGCGAGCGATGCTGACAGGGTCCAAGGCCGCGTAGCCCGCACCACTCACTAGCCGCTGCTCTTTGAGAGCAAAGCCGATGATAGTTCCCGTGCCGTCGAACGTCTTGACCGTCCGGTCTGCGATGCTGACCCGCTCTAGCGGGGCACCGAAGCTAATCCCGGCCGTAGCGTAGCCGGTATCTGCCTCTACCGGATAGCCCGCGTCAGGCTGGCCCGGGATGGGCGAGAGGTCCGACATTTTCCCGTAACTCGTCTGAGGTCCGTAGCCCATATCACACCACCTTTCGGCCCGTGAAACGGGCATCCTGTTTCGCGAAGGCGGCCGCTAGCCTGCGACCCCCGGGGGCCTCGGAGCCCTGATCCTTCTTCCCCTCGCCGTCGACGTGAGCCGTCGTTTCCCTCGTCTTGCTGTCAGCACGCTGGGTGCCTTTGACCGCCTCGCGATAAGACGCGATAGCCACCTCGTAGGGGCCTTTGAGGTCGGCCTTGGAATCCGCCTTGAAAGACGGGGCCAGCTTGGCGAGCACCTTAGCCCGCAAGTCAGCCGCTGAGTCAGTGTCAGCGAAGCTCACCCCGAGGTCCTTACAGTCCTTCTGTAGGCCGATGACTTCTTTGACGCCCTCAGCGATTACCTCTTCGGGGGAGGGCTTAGAGGCACCCTCTAGGGCCGTGACACGGGCCTCTAGGGCCAGCTTCTCCTCTTCGGTTTTCTTGAGCTTGGCCTCAGCTTCGGCCTTCTCGCGCATGAGCCCGAGAACGTCGATACTGTGGGTAATGCTGGGCCCAGCCTCCTCTTTATCAGCCTTCGGCTGGTTAGTGCCCTGCTGCCCATGGTCCATGCGTGCTTTGGAAATCTTATCCATTTCTGCTGCCTCTTGGTGTGTGATGCCCCCATCTAGGAACACCCTTACGTCATTACCCGCGCGGCCCCAATCCTCAGGCCCGATGCCTACATGGTTGTAACGGATATTGCGTTGCACGCTGTCATAGGGGACCCCGTCATAGGTGCCCACTTCGTCAACGATATCCGCGTAGTAACCCATGGACAGCTCTACATAGGTCTTGGCCTTAATTGCTGCCTGGACTGCTGAGTCACCTACGTAAAGGGTACCGGCAACAAAGGTGCCATCGGCTGAGACGTTGTCCCCCACGTGGCCTCTGACGTGGGACTGGTAGTTTTCAGGGGTGACCATTTCAGGGTGCCCCTCTACCAACGGGACCCCCCGCATAGTGGCCAGTGACTCAGCGGCGAACACCTCTGATGGGTGCCTCAGTTCCCAGCGGGTCACTAACTCCCCCTCAGGGTTCAAAGCCGAGTAGGGGAACACCCCGCAACGGGTGAACTGGGAGGGGATGGCTAGGACAGGGGAGCCAGGCTCCAAGCCATGGGCTTTAGAAGCATCTAGCTTAAAAATGTCTCTTCGCAGCATACCCCAAGGGTACCTTAGCCGCTGAAAAAGTCCGGAGGGCTCTATCCCGAGCGTCCGGGCTCTATCCCGAGCGTCCGGGCTCTATCCCGAGCGTCCGGGCTCTATCCCGAGCGTCCGGGCTCATTCCTGGTCAGCGTCAACTCTTTCTATCAAGTCCCGGATGAGCGCCCCTAGGACCTCGTGAGCCCGGATGAGCGCCCCCAGCTCCCAAGGGCGCCCCCTGAGGTCCACAGCGTATTCGGGCCCCTCCTCTCGAGCCACCAGGGCCAGGGGCACGCGGACCCCGAGCAGCGCACGAGGGCCCCGAGCGGAGCCCACGGGCTGATAGCGACTAATGAGGGCAGCTCCCGAGGGCCGGGCCTTCGTGGCCCGCCTCACGTCCCTCTGAGAGACGAGCTGGGCCGTTACCTTGGTGCGGGGCACCTTCTCAGCCCAAGATGGCCTAGCGATGGCCCCCAGAATTGGCACGACGATTGCCCAGTCCTTCGTAGCCCGATAGACGTAGGCCCACTCTACACCCTCCCACCTGTCAGACGGGGTCTCTGTCAGGGTCACGATTTGCCGCACCCCGAGGCCAGCCACGTCAACGAACGGGGCCCCGTTAATGGGGCTGGCTGGGCTGACCCCCTGGTCACTCAAGAGGTCCTGTGCTATGGGCGCTAGGCCCTTCAATTTCGGCATTTTTGGGCCTGTGTGCGCTGTGTATGTGATTGGCGAGTCCTGGCCCCCCCTACATGGGGACTAGGTAGGGGTAACGTACAGTCCCACCCGGTTCGTACTCTACTACTCCGCTCCCCCTCTCCCGGGGCCATTCCCCTCCCCTTCCTCTCACATTCTCTCTCTAAGTATAAGAAAAGAAAGAAGAAAGAGGGTGTGGGGGAGGGTGTGGGGGAGCCGTTCGGGACCGTGGCCCGGGAGGCCCGCGAACCTTACGGAAGGTTAACTTTACCCCTCCTCTTCGGGGTGCTAGCTTCGTAGGGCCTGAGAAACCTAGCCGCTGAGGTGCACAGCTGCTTGGCATCGCGGACTACATCCATGACCACTACCAAGTTGCACCCAAGAGGACATTATGAAAGTAGTATCTTTCCCACAAGGGATTGCCATCCACGGGACCTTCCCTCAAACCGAGGTCCTCGCCGCTATTCGGTCCTACCTTGGAGAAGAGAGAGTTGCTCTCTCTATCGTAGACCCACCTTATGGCGGGGTGGTCTCAAATGACTGGGACCACGAGATCGAGGACGACAGAGACTTCGCTGCGTGGATGGTTGACTGGACGAAGGCAATTGGTACCCTCCTGCACGACAATGCAGCCCTCTACGTTTGGGGAGGTACAGGCAAGCCCAGGTTTCGCCCTTTCTACCGGTACTTGGTTGACGTGGAGGCAGCAGGGACAGGGTTCCTGCTGGCAGACCACATTACATGGAAAAAACGGAGAGCTTACGGGATTCAGTGGGGTTACCTCTACACCAGAGAGGAAGTAGCCTATCTCATCAAAGGCACAAACATCAAGAAGCCTCGAAAATTCTCCGTCCCTTTGCTAGAAGAAAAGAGAGCCTATGCAGGGTACAATCCCAAGTACCCTGCGAAGAGTGATTACTATCGAAGGTCCAATGTCTGGACTGATGTCACGGAGATCCTCCGTGGGAAAACTCACGTTGCTCAAAAACCCACGCGTCTTTTCGAGATCCCGATCCAAGCTCACACAGAGCCCGGTGAGGTAGTTCTTGACACGTTTGCTGGGTCAGGGACCTTAGCTAAGGCAGCAATGAACCTTGGTCGCAGGTTCATTGTGGTAGAGAGGGACCCCCTTGAGTTTGAGAAGATGGTAGATGGTCTTCAAGCACATGCGCGTGAAGGCCATGTTCCTGAAGGGTACTGGGAGAAGCTAGGTAGCACGTTTGACAAGTTGCCTTCGCCCTCGCTACGTCTGCCAGAAATGCGTCTCCGAGACTCAGATAAAAGTCTCACCTTCGGGCTCTTCCTCTTGAGGATCTCTTACCTGAGGATAACCCGTCGACTCAAGGCACGCCGGGCTCGCCCGAAGGCCGGGGCGGGTGGCGATGGCACCTAGGGTTCGGAGTCCAGGCAGCCCGAGGGCTCCGCTGGGTCTGGGTGCCTCCCTACCTGGCCTTCCCGGACGTCAAGTCCCTGGCTAACCACCCTGACAGACGGGTTAAGGCCTTGACCTTGGGAGGCTCGGGAGAGCTGGCTACCCTGGTGGGCTTCGTCCATGCCGTCAAAATGGGCCTGGTTTTTCCGGCCTATGGTTAGAATCAGCGAACCTTACAGATTCGTAAGGTGACTCTGAGGGGAGCCCGGATTAAGGTCTCAGTGTCCCGAACGAAAGGCCCCTACAATGAAGACGATGCGTAAGATTGAGGAGTGCAAGGTTCGCAGGCTCAAGAACGTAGCCGGGGTGGCTACCTCGGTTGTCATCGGCACCCCGACCAATGAGCTGTACGCCCAGGCCAAGGCGGCCAAGGGCGGCCCGGTCCCGGCCTACCCGCACGAGAGTAGGCCCGGGGTGTGGTGCTACAGCCGGGACACGACGGACCCCGAGCGGGTCATGGTCTACGTAGGCTGACTGAGACGAGGCCCCGAGAAGGGGCCCCTAACCCCTCCCCCTGACCTTTTAGGAGTCCCATGAACCCCTGTACTTGCCGCCCCCTCTGTGCCCTCTTCGGTTCGTTCTGTGCGCCCACGCTGTGGGCTTACGTCGTCTTCGTTCGGCTCTGGCGTCATGGGGCCATGTGCCTTACCCCGTTCCCCCAGTGTGTGGGGGTGGTCAACGTCTATTACTCCGAAGAGGAAGCCCCTGCCAAGTGCGGCTATTACCCGTTTGATGGGGTGAGCTGTGACAGACCTGACGAGCCCGAGTACCTCACTTGCCGTTCTTGTGGCGTGAGGGCCAGGCAGTACGTGGGGCATGCTGGCTGGTTTACCTACCCTTGTGACTGCTACGAAAAAGAGGTGTACGAAGAGGAGGTGTGCCAATGAGCCGAACGAAAGCGCCGAAGTGCGTCACCCCCTCAGGACGTCACCCCAAGTGGTCTAACGACTGGGCCTTGGTCGGGGGCTGCCAGGTCTGTGAGGTTATCTGTCATGTCTCTTAGCATAGCCCTCACCCTCAGCGCTGCTGTCTACTCCGATGCCTGTAGCCGGCGCATCTTCGACCACTGCCACGCCACGTTTCCCGAGGCCTTGGTTAGCGTTACCCTGGTCTCAGCGGAGCGAATGGGCCCCATCCCGTTCAGCGTCAGGCTCAGGGGCAAGCGAACCCCGGGCCTGGTGGACTGGCTCCAAGGCCTTCAAGACGACCTTGCCAACCGCCTAAACCCGAAGGCCAAAGCATGAAACCTCAGCCAGTCGCCTACCGAATCGTTGCCCTGGTTAAAGGCTCAGCACCTGTCTTAGGAGTCAAGGCGCAAGTCAAGACTCCACCCATTCGCACCTACTCCAACGCGTGTGAGGTCCGGCTCCCATCCGAACACCTGGCCATGACAGACCATCTAGGCCGGCTCTGGGTTCTGGTGGACGAATGAGGGCCCTTCTCTACCTCTCAGGCCTCCTACCCAAGAGGACCTCAGGGAAGCCGCGTAAACCGGTCACAGAGCGTTTCTGGTCCCACGTCACCAAGGGCCGGGAGCTAGAATGCTGGCCTTGGAAAGCCGGTACTCACGTCCTACCGTATTTCCAGCTAGGGGGCCGGGCTCTGTCCAGTGTCCCGGCCCAGCGGGTGGCCTGGTATCTGACCTATGGCCCTATCCCGTTGGGGTCTCAGGTAATCCGGACCTGCCACAACCGCCGATGCATGAACCCATCACACCTAGCCCTTCGCCCACATGGACGACGTCCTAGCCCCTTCTCTCACCGTCTTGCTGTCCCAACCGTTGCGCCGCAAGATAGCGGCAATCTTCCGGCGCTTGGCATTATCGAAACGCTCTAGGGCCTGGGCATGGTCAAACCCTCCGAAGAGGCCCAGGTAACACTGAGTCAGTGTGAAGGGCTTAGGCTGAGCGTCAGCCCACTCCAAGACCCTATCTTGCCAGCCGTCTACCTCTAGGTAGTCAGCCTGAGCGTCAGACAGGTAAGCGGCCTTCTCCTCTGGGGTCAGGTAGTTTAGCTCCCCCGCTGTGGCCAGGGCCTTAGCCGCTCGCCAGAGGCCATGCCTGTGGTCCCGTATCCATTCGGGGCTACAGACTCGACTGACAGTCATGATGAGGTAACGTCGCTCGCCTGTGGGGTCCCTAAGCAAGGCCTCCTCTTTATTGGCAGTCGCGAAGAACACGCACCTACGCCAGTAAGTGACAGTCTCTCCGTTACCGAACTGGCGGTAAATGTCCTGTGGGCGGGTGAGGTACTCCTTAGTACTGAGGGGGTCCTTAGAGAGGAGCACCTTCATTTCATCGAAGTTGACCCCCCAATAGCCCACCAGAGCATGAGACCCGTCGCGCTCTGCTAGACTGGGCATTTGAGCCCGGAACCATCGGGCCTCGAATAGGGCCGCTATGGCCGTCGTCTTCCGGTAGCCCTGAGGGCCAATCAACGAAAGGACCGTATCATGCTGCCACCCAGGGAACAGCGCGCGCTGAATAGCCCCGACCATCGTACGGCGCACGAACACCTCACAGCCCGGGCTCGTAGAGCCAAAGCCAATGTGAGCCAGTTGGCTAAGCAGCGTGCGAGCCTCTTCCAGCCCCATCGGCTCCAACGAATCTACGTAGGCCCTCAGGGTGTCGACTCTGGCCATGCTGGCAGCCAGCTTGATTGCCGCGTCACAGAGCTTGGGAGAGATAGCCAGGCCCTGGGAATAGAACCAGCAACAGACCCCGTGCACGTCCACCTCTGTCAGCTCGCCCCGCTCACAGTCCAGTCTGAGCGGGGGACGGACAGCCAAGATTTTCCCTGTGAACGTGTCCCACTGCCAGACCCCCACCCACTGGGGGGACCGTGTCAGGACTTGGACAGCCTCGAGAATGTTCGTCTGGCGGGTCTTCGCGACAATGTTAACGGACGTCGCGTCAAACGTATATACGTGCGGGCTGTCCACAGTGGCCACGTTAGGGCTATCCGGTCTGTCTACCATCGCGGGAGTAGGCACTGGCAATTCCGCCACACGCTGCCATTCAGGAAGCAAGGCTTCCACGTCGACGTAGGTTCCAATGGGGACCTCAGCCCTGGCAGCGTCACCCGCCTTGTGGGCGATTTCGTCAGCGCTCCAAGGTGGCAGACACCTCCGGTTGTAGGTCTCCCACAGGACGCGGGCTACACCCGATTGGGGGAGTCCGTAATGCTTAGCCCCCCGTATAGCCAGGTGCCATGTGACGTCACTCCCTCCCTGACCCTCAACCGCGGGAGGCCAGGTCTCACAGTCAGCCCTGAACAGGGCCTCACGAGCTTTGATTTCGTCGGGGCTCATAGGCAGCCCGTCCACAGTCACGAGCTGGCCCTGTCTCTCAGGCCTCACGAGGGCCAACAGCCACTCAGGGGCTACAGCCATTTCCCCTTGAGCCGGGCCATAGGTCCCCCCGTTTTTATGGGTGGTCCCGGCTGCCACGACGTAGCCGCCCTCTCCCCTGACGTCCACCCCATCGGCCAGCCTGCTCTGAGAGTTGGGCACAGGCAAGCCATCCGGAATCGCGTAGTAAATGTGAAGGCCACCACTAGGCGTGGGGACCGTCAACGTAGGAGGAAGGGGCCTCCCGGCGCACGCCAGGGCCAAGCCTTCGTAGCCTCGCTTCCCGTTCTTGACGTCGACGTCAATAACGAAAAACCCCACGTCCTTACCTGTCCTGACTCCATACCGGCCCGTAGCGCTGTGTACATGCTGGCCCGGGTGTATCAGCGAAAACCGAACTAGGGGCTTCCCTCCATTGGCTGTGGTATCGAGCGGAAACGTGGTAAACAGAGGTTTCGGAGCGGTCATTCTGGTCAGGTATACTACCTCACCCCATGGCTAGCCAACCTGCCCAGGCCCCACGAAAAACGCCTACTGACAGCACAGCCCCTCAGGAGGTCACCCCGTTAGACGACGATTGGATTTTCTCACCCAGCCAGTTAGAGACCTGGTCCAACTGTCAAAGGCTGTGGGCTTTTACCTACATGCTAGGGATTCGGACCTCTTCGGTAGCTACCGAATTCGGGACCAGGTGTCACACCGCGTTAGAGCAGGTAGCCAGGGGGGAGCCTGTCACAGCCTTTGCAGACCCCGAGGTCAGCAAGACCTTGGAGTCAGCCTGGGAGTTTTTACCCGACTTGCCTAATCCCCACTGGGAGGCTGAGGGAGACATCGCCTACCAACTGGGCCCCTACCGGATTCGGGGCCGACTAGACCTTAAGAGGGTCTCAGACACGCAACAGCCTTACAAGGTGCCAGCCATGGCCACCCGAGATAAGGCTAGGTCAGGTGGCAGCCTCTTTGAGCTAATCGACTTAAAGACCACCTCCGGGCTACAGTGGGCCAAAACCGCGGACTACCTCGCTAACCAGGATATCCAGGCCCTGCTCTATGGGGAGGCCCTACGTCAGAAAGAGCCCTACAGAGTAGCCATTCAATGCAGGTGGCTCTATGCGGTTAAGAAAAAGAGGCTCTCCCATCCTGTTGATTTCACAATGCATTTCAAGGCCAGGCACTTTGAGCGGCTGGCTGAGGTAGTCCAGACCTGCCACGACATTAAGCGTGCGGCAAGAGTGCACGGGACTCTTCCCCTAGCCTATCAACCTAATCTCTCCCACTGCAACGCTTACCGGGGTTGCCCTCACGTAGGTAAGTGCGCCGCGGCTCCTGATACGAATGTTCTTGACGTCTTCAAAAACGCGCTGTATAGCACCCAGACCCTAGGAGAAAATCAACAATGGAAGACCTTCGCCCCCACCTCCTTACCGCGGGCTGTATCGACCAAAACGGCCGCATCGTCAAAGCGCCTAACGGCCTTGCGCTACCGGACCACGTCATCGCTCTGGGCAAAGTCAACGTGCCGCAAGTCGGATTCGTTGACCTGAATGGCCCCATCAATGCTGACGTCTGCCAGGCTCTGAACGACCTGGCCGTCAAACACGCTGGGGCCCCAGCGGTCAACCCCCCAGAGGCTGTCCTAGCTCCCCCCTCAGTCGTGCACCAACAGGGCCCAGCCCCGACGACGGCCCCGGCCGGACCTCCCGCGGGCCTCTTCGGGGCGCCTCCCCCGGCTGGCCCTCCTCAGGTGTCCGGGCCTCCCGCGGGCCTCTTCGGGGCGCCCCCTCAGGCTCCCCCGGCCGGACCTCCCGCGGGCCTCTTCGGGGCGCCCCCGACGACGGCCCCGGCCGGACCTCCCGCGGGCCTCTTCGGGGCGCCTCCTCAGACTCCCCCGGCCGGGCCTCCCGGACCCCCTGCCACCCCGGGCCAGGCAGCTCCCCCGGCCGGGCCTCCCGTGACCACTGCCCAGAGCGGCCCCCCGAAGGACCACAAGGCAGGGGGAGGGGGAGCGGCGAAGGTGACCCCTGTGATTGGGGAGCTGTTCCTGGACTGCTACCCCCACGGCGAAAAAGACGTGGTCGACTTGGGGCACTACGTGGCGCGCGCCGAGAAGTCGAGCGCGGGCAAGGTGCTAGACATCATCATGGACATGGTAGAGGCTGACAAGCCTAAGGCCTTGTTCGTCGCGTCTCACTCTGAGTACGGGGCCACCCTTCGGGATAGCCTGGTGGGCCGGGCCAAGAGGGTAATCAAGGGGGGTGTGTGATGGGAGACCAGGAAAGCCCAGACCTCATTATCCATGAGGTGCTCGGGACCCAACCCCCGGTTAGACTGGTGCCAGACCCCGGCCCAGTCCCAGAGGCTACCCTAGTCCTGTATGACTGCTGTGGTGTGGCAAGCCCACGAGTCTCGTGTCCTAGGCAGGTAGGGGAGCTAATAGAGTCCCTATTCGGAGGGCTCCGAGGCCCGGCCCCAATGGACGCGTACCGCTGTAGGCCAACCGCTGACGCTCAGCCCGTGCGGCTGGTCAACTTCGTCAACACTGGAGATATCCCGTGAACGCCACCATCGTTGTCTACGTCTTCTATGGGTCTGAAATCCCGGCCCTCTTCTACGTGGTCCCTCACACCTCCGACACAGAGGAGCTGAGACGACACCTCAAAGCCTGTCATGGGAGCGTCCTTCATGGCGCGTGTGACAGGGTAATTGAAACCCTGATAGAGGACCTCTTTGGGGGTGGGCCCAATGACCCCAAGATGGCACCCTATGTCTGGGAGGGGGAGAAGGGCCCAAGTCTCCCTATTACCCCAGTCGAATTCATCGAAACGGGGGAAATGTGACTAGCCCCTATCGCGAGCCCCCAGAGAGGAAGTCAGACCCCGACATGCCCACCCACCCTAACGAGACCTTGGCGGAAGGTTGGGGGTGTGCCGTCTTCTTCTGGTGCGAGCGGACGGAGGCCCTGCGCGTGCGTCTCTACGGCCGGGGCGGGTGGCCGCAGTGAGCGGCGTTCAGCCAGGGTACCGCGTCACGCTGGCCCCGGCGTTCGACAGCGATGGGGCGGAGATCGACCAGCTTGGCGACTGCGAAGCGGTCGTTGTCAAGGTGGGCAGCGGCGACGTGCTCGTCAGCCTGAAGGGTACGGGTGCGGAGTGGTGGGTGACGAAGCGTCGGTTGCGTGTGCGTGCAGGCGAAGTGTAGAACCAAGGAGAGGCACCATGAGC